CCTGCTGCCGTCGCTCTGTTGCGACAGGCGAGTGCTCTTGCTCCGAAACGTATGAAGGCGAGCGATGGACTGCTACCTTCTGCTGCTCATCTAAAGATTAGTCCTAACTCAGACCATAACACCGGGCTTGCTGTCGACTTGACACACGACCCCAAGAATGGGATTGACTGTGCCGAGATATTCGAAAAGCTTAAAGAAGATGAGCGGGTTTCCTACCTTATCTTCAATAAAAAAATTTGGTCGCGCAAGCATGCTAAGTCTGGCAATCGTCCTTACAGTGGCAGCAACCCTCACACTAAGCATCTTCATGTTTCTATCCACCCTCATATGGCTGATGATACTAGCCCTTGGTTCTGGTGGATGAATCAACCTAAGATTGTGAATCAGGTAAAGGCTGCCTTGCAGCCAGCACCTAAGAAGAAGACGACAGTACAGCCAGTCTGTACCTGCTGTCTGGTTCACAATACCAAACGAAAGGCAAAATAAATGGAAGCACTAAAGCAAGTATCGCTGACCTGGTTCCGTGCTGCAGCCTCTGCTGCTATCGCACTCTACCTCGCTGGCGAGACCGACTTCAAGACACTCGGCATGGCAGCCCTCGCAGGGTTCCTCGGGCCTGTCCTAAAGTGGCTCGACCCATCCGCATCAGAGTTCGGAAGAGGCTCACGCTAGCCTGTAGAATACCCTTTAAATGGCCCTAGAAAGCCATTAGAGACACTAAACCCCCCAACCTAAGGTAATCACCCTAGGAAGGGGGGTCTTTTGTGTTTCCCCAATAAGTAGAATATACCTTGACAGCTTCTCCACAGTCAGTGTATAATATATATATTATATAATATAAATAATATAAAGACCCCGTAGGGGTCTTATATAATATATATAAATATAATTATAATATATATAATATATACACACAAGGTTTTTGAAAGGACTTATGGGAGTATATCTATCTGATGACTACAAGATACCTGAGCATGTATCGTACTCAGCACTGACTACATACATCGACTGCGGTTACTTGTACTACCTCGGGCGACTGCTTGAGATTCCTGAACAGCCTGCCGTATGGTCAGCTGGTGGCTCTGCCTTTCACAAGGCAACTGAAGATTGGGATAGACAACATGTTGAGTAAACAACTATGGGAACAGGCATGGAATGAGTACACGAAAGACGTCGACCTATCAACGCTTAGGGTTGGTGGCAGGGCTACAAAAGAATATCCTAACAAAGAAGACGCCTCCTTCTGGAGTGTCAAAGGACCAGAGTGGGTACAGAGTTATGTTGATTGGCGCAATACGAACAAGAACTGGAAGATTTGGAAGACGCCTGAAGGCGTTCCTGCGATTGAACTAGGTATCGTACCGAAGTTTGCTGGTGTTCCTGTCAAGATGGTCATCGATAGAGTCTTTGATGTTGATGGTCAGCTAGTCGTTGTTGACTTGAAGACATCACAACAGACACCTGCCTCTAGCCTACAGCTAGGATTCTACAAGGCTGGCATCAAGCAAGTCTTTGGCGCTGACATTCAATGGGGCAACTACTGGATGGCTCGTCAGTCGGGCACAGGCAGCATGGTTGACCTGTCCAAGTACACACAAGAGATGATTACTTACTTCGTAGAAAACTTTGACAAAGCACGCAAAGCTGGTATATTCTTGCCCAACACAAACAACTGCAACCGGTGTGGTCTGACTGACCATTGCCAGTTCACTTCGAAGAAAGGGTCGTAATGACCGAAGAATGGAAACTGCAAGTCTCTTACAAGACTGGCACAGGCGACATGATAAACATCCGTGCTAATACTGCTGACGAACTCAGCGTATTGCTCGAAGGTATTGGTGACTATGCTACACAAATTGTAGCCACCAACAAACTGCTAGGAGCTGCGTACAATGTAGCCCCTTTATCGACTACCGATTCCACTACAAGCACAAGGCCTCCAGTCTCCTCACCACCAACCCCGGTGTCGGAAGCGTCAGGTACCGCAGCTCCAACATGTAAGCATGGCGCTCGCATTTGGCGAAGTGGAGTCAGTAAGAACACAGGCAAACCGTATGCGTTCTGGGCATGCCCATCACCACAGGGTACACCAGACCAGTGCAAGCCAGTAAACTAAATAAGGATATCAGATGAGCCGTAGTCACCCTGTATATGAGTGGCTACGGTCTCTCTTCAAAAAGGAAAAGAATTGCGTACACTTGTCAGAAGCGTTGGTCGTCCAAGTATCGGCGGAGAGCCGCTCCCTTCGTGCTTCAAAGCATTCGAGTCGAACAAGATTATTCTTCGGCGAAGCGAAGTGTCGATGTTCGCAGCAGCACCGGGCGTAGGTAAATCAACACTAGCCCTAGCTCTTGCGCTTAAGAGTAAAGTGCCTACACTTTATATCTCAGCCGACACAAACGCACACACGATGGCGATGAGACTTGCTTCAATGATTTCTAATAAGAGTCAAGGCGATGTAGAGCAACTGCTTAACACAGACTTGGGTTGGACAAGGGCTGTGTTGTCAAAGGGTGGGCATATCGTATGGTCATTCGAGTCAGCACCTACACTTCAAGATATAGACGAAGAGGTTCAAGCATTCGAAGAACTATGGGGTTGCCCACCACAATTAATTGTAGTAGATAATCTAATGGATGTTGCCACCGATGGTGGCGAAGAGTTCGCTTCAATGCGAGCCATCATGAAGGAGTTAAAGTATCTTGCTCGTGCTACTAACGCTGCTGTTCTTGTACTCCATCATACTAGTGAGGCTGTACCGGGCACTCCGTGTCAGCCTAGAAGTGCAATACAAGGCAAAGTTGCTCAACTACCTGCTCTCATTTGCACCCTCGGAGTCGTGGGTACAAGCATGGGCGTCGCTCCTGTTAAGAACAGATATGGCAAGGCTGATGCGGGAGGGGCTTTGATGACATGGATTGCTTTCAACCCTGAATATATGTTCGTTGACGACATACCGGAGAATGTATAATGGATGACGATTACCTAGAGATTCACGCTAAAGAGATGGCTTATGCTGAAGTTACAAGACAAGTTGGAAAGTTTATACAGAAGATTGAAGATGCCAAACCGCCAGCTAAGGATGATTATACGCAAGGCGTACATGACGGACTTGACTGGGCAATCAGAATACTAATGAAGGATAAGAGCGCATCATAATGGCAAACCCTAACGGACGCAAAGGTGCTAAGTTTGAGACTGATGTAATGCGTTGGCTTCGTGAACACGAGGCTGTCGCTGAGCGACTCACTAAAGCCGGAGCCAAAGACGAGGGTGACTTATATGTTTTCCTTCAGGGCAAGACTTATATACTTGAACTGAAGAATAGAAAGAAGCTAGACTTGCCTGCGTTCTGGGACGAAGCGCAGGTTGAGGCAAAGAACTACGCGAAGGCTAGAGGTTTAACGCATGAGCCTCCGGCCTTCGTCGTAGTCAAGCGCAGGAACCACGGCATAGAAAAGTCGTGGGTCATACAAGATTTGGAACAATGGATGAGAGAGAGATATGAATGACTTACCCAGTATCAGAGACATACTCGTACACTACGGAGCGCAAGTACGACGAGACCACGGGCAAGTTAACCTCCGTTGTCCATTCCACGGTGACACGCACCAAAGTGGTACTGCCAATCTCGACGACAATGTCTTTGTTTGTTTCGCCTGTGGAGTACAAGGCAACAGTTTACAAATCATCTCCCAGCGTGAAGGGATAAGTGTTAGAGATGCAAAGGAATTCGCAACGAGAATTACTGGAGAGAGCCACGGAGAAGTACGCGGCAAACATTTATCAGGCAGAAGGTTACCTCAAAAGTCGGGGTATTCCAATGGAAGTAGCACGGTTGGCTCGATTAGGCGTAGTCGTAGAGGCTGAGGTAGGACATGAGATATATACTGGCAGACTTAGCATACCATACATTACTAAGACCGGCGTTGTGGACTTACGGTTTCGTTCGCTCAATCCTGCGGTGGAGCCTAAGTACATGGGACTCACTGGCGCTGATACTAAAATGTATAATGTTCTTGATATTGAGCGGGCTGGCGATTACATTGGTATTTGTGAAGGCGAGTTGGATACTCTTACTCTTAGCTCCTGTGTCGGTGTTCCTTGTGTTGGTGTGCCAGGCGCTAATAGTTGGAAGAAACATTACACGAGACTCCTCGCCGATTTCGAAAGAGTCTTTGTCTTTGCCGACGGAGACCAGCCAGGGAAAGAGTTTGCCAACTCATTGGCAAGAGAACTCCCTGTTACTGTCGTCCAATTCCCCGACGGCGAAGATGCTAACTCATTCTATACGAGCAACGGGGCGAATGCAATACTCCAAAAGGCGGGGTTAAATGATAAGTAATTGGGAAAAGAGTAGGGACATACCGCCATGTCCTGAGTGTGGTGCTAAGTTCAATAATATATTTGATGCTATCCAACACTTCATTGAAGATGATGAGGATTTTGACCCAGCACTATTGCTGCCCGGTGGCTACAGACTTATGATAGGTTCATTACTACAGGCATTGTATGACCATCGCAATGAACCTGACTTCATCGCAGAGATTACTCAGTCGACATATGCTACATTGTTTACAGCAGAGACACAGCCTGAGTTAATAAATGAAACTGTGGAAGATATCATAGTGGCTACGGAAATGGAAGACTTTGATGTACAACTCAAGAACTTATTCAAGAATGGAGAATGAGGAGATATGGCAGATTACAACCCATCTAGAAGACATGGGCTACAAAATTACCTCAGTGAGAACGCAGGACGAGACGCTTACGGTCACCCTATCCGTACCTCTGCTGAGCAAGAGAGCCTACCCCGTGACCCCACAAGATTCGAAGAGGATGTCAGAATAATTTATGATGAACTTATGTCGGTACTACTTGCGAAGCATCGTGACTATGGGCCCCGTAATATTGCGGACGCTCCTGGTGGGGCTCTTAATGGTTTACGTGTCCGCATACATGATAAAGTGGCTCGTATCAATAATCTAATTGACAACAGTCGTAAGCCACAATACGAATCCCTTGAGGATTCTTTCAAAGACTTAGCTAACTACGCCATCATAGCACTACTAGTACTGAGAGATAAGTGGGATAAGTAATGGCAAAGAACTCCTCGTTCGACATTGACTTTGGGTATGGTCGCAAGGGTGAACAACTTGTAGAAGAGTTGCTAACTGGCGGGCGTACAGTAGAAGTCAAGCGTGATAGGAAGTGGTGGATTACCAACAACATTTACATTGAGACTGAGTGTTGGTATATGAAGTCAGGCTCATGGGAGCCATCAGGTTTATCTGTAACTGAGGCTGCGTACTGGGCATTCGTACTAGAACAATCCACCTTTATAGTACCGACACATATCTTGAAGAAGACAGTCGAACAATTGGGGAGGGAAATCTCTTGCGAGATACCACCGAATAAATCTAAAGGTTATCTGATTACAGTAGAAGACTTACTAACAGGCACGAGAAAGTGGAAGAACGACAAGCCATGAACTGGGATAGCATAGAAGAGTGGGACTACATTGTAGCCAGCGTAGCGTCTGAGTACCATAAGAAGTTTCCAATGTGTGAGTTGGCAGATATAAAGCAAGCCTTGTATATGTGGTTTGCTGAACACCCCAACAAGCTAGAGCATTGGAAGTCTTTGGGTGAGAAGGATGCTAAGAACCTCATCTATCGAAGCCTTAGGAATCAAGCATTAGATTATTGTCAGAAGTGGAAAGCCAAGTCGGTTGGCTATGATGTATCAGATTTATATTACTATGAACCAGGTCTAGTCGAAGTACTATTACCAACTGTATTGATGGGCAACTTTCATATCGCACCGAAGTTGAATCTAAATAGTGGTGGCGGTAGGCCATCTGCTCCTGCGGAGGGTGGCAACATACAAGTTATGTTACTTGAAATAGACTCTGCGTATTGGAAGTTATCCAAAGAAGATAGGAGGGTAATCTTCTTGCGCCACGCAGAGTCTTGTGATTTCAAGGAGATAGCCAACTATCTATCTCTTGGCACGGAGGACGCTGCGAGGATGCGTCACAAGCGTGCGGTGAAGCGTCTCGTCAATAAGCTTGGAGGGTTCAAGCCTTACAA